TAGTATGCTTACGCCGAAAGGCCATGAATGATCCATGCCTTCTGTTAAACTTAATTGTACAACGTGTGTTGCATCAACTGGCATTCCTTGACTTGCACCTTGACTTGGATCGTTTTGTATTTTATAATTACCGGCACTGGCTCCTATGTTTCCACCTGCTAACATTCCGCCGCCTGCGCCATATGGTCTGGAGTGAATAGCCGCGGCTGATGTTGCCGCTAATTGTTCAAAGTTTGCTTCTAAGTTTTTAACATAGTAAGTTTCAATTTTCTTACCTTTGCTTTCGTTAACCACAACCTTTTCAATGTTTGCTGGATCTGTCCAATATAACTTATAAGTTTCTGGATCTCTAATCATAAACTGGTCGCCGTACTTTAACGTACTTCTTACCATTTTAAACGCTCTGCGACTAAAATCATTTAGGTTGTTCCACTGGTCTAGTGTTTTACTTAAAATTTTCATTTCAGTTTCACTAGGGTCTTCAGTAAATTTAAACCTAAACGGAGTTTTTGTTGTGTCATCCTCTTGAGTGGAAAATTCTGCAAGAATGTCTAGTGCCGCATTAATTTCTAAATCGTTGTCCATTTGGTCATACTGCATATATCTCATTAACCTGTTAGGACTGCCAGCATAGACTTCTGGAAGCCAACTGCTGTATCTCGAATGTGTTGCACTATATCCATCGGAGTTATTGCCTGTTACATTTACAGGTAATCCACCGTTTGAACTGTTAAAATATTTTCGCCAAGTAGCCATAAAATCCTCTTTATATGTGTATATTTATCACTTCGTTGGAATAATGTCAAGCAAAACGGAAAAGGTTTTATTAAACTTCTATGGCTTCAGTAATTCTGTTGCCTTTCTTGAGTAAGTTAGTGTTAATTTGTGTTAATCTAACTAACTCTGCAAGTAATTCTTCTTGCGACATGCCGGCACCAATGTCGCCGGACATTGCGTCTTTTTCAACCACTGGAGGAGTAGTAGTGTTTTGCGGTTTTGTTGCTTCTGTAACTTCGGCTAATGGTTGTGCTGTGGTAGGAACATTGTCTGCAACAACACCAGTTCGTTCTTGCATCTTGTATGCGTCTATCATTGTGCCTAACTGTCTTGTGATGTCTGCTATGGCAGATTGTGCTGTTTCGCCACCTGCTATAATTGCTTCTCTATCAACGCCAACACCATACGACTCTAACTTAGTAGCTTGTGCTAGAGCATAAGTATTAGTTTGAGCGCCAGAAAACATTTCTGATTCTCTAACACCTTTTCCATCAATATGGTTTAACCCTTTTAACAATCTTGTTAATCCGCCATCGCCATCAAATCCTTGTCCGCCATACAATTTTTCTTCCGCTGTGTCTTTGATTGCTCTTGTTTTGGTGGCGGCGGCTTGTTCTTCTGCTTTTTCTTCTTTGCTTGGTCCGAACAGTTTCATGGCTCCGAGTTTAACCATGTCTCCCATGTTGAGTTCGTCTAACTGATCGACCATATATTGAATACTGTCGCCTATCGTATAGAATTGATCGCCCACATATTCACCGTCAATGGCATCCAGTGCTTTAGTAAGTTGTTCCGCGCTTGTGGCAAATGTTGTCATACCTTCTGCGTGAGTACCTAATGTATTAAATGGTTCAAATGGATCTTTACCCATTAGCAATAAACTATTGGACAAACTGTACATTTGTTCAACAAACGGTTCAGTGTACATAGAAACAACTGCAAGGTTAGTACCAAATTCTTGTAGCCTGTCACTTGATGTTAGTAACAAATCAAATGCGTATGCTGTTGATAGAAGAGGCCCTATATCTAAATTAGATAATTCGCTAATGAATACTTTAAGTTTGTCAACTGGACTTTCTGCTCCAAACAATGAGCCAATGCCATCACTAATACTGCTCATTAATGATCCGCCACTCATTGCCGCCATTCCTGCACCTAGAGCCGCTAGTGCTTCTCCTGCCATTGACAAGTTATTAAAATCAACCAAGTTCATTACTAATAACGATTCACCTAATGCACGAATTGACGGAGCCGCTAGTGCTCCTAACATCATGAATGGCAATAGTGGTGCCATTAGTGCCATTGCTCCACCCATTGCTAACATTCCGCCGGATGCTTTTAATAATCCCATACCATCGACTTCTGCCATCTTTGCCATACTGTCAGTGAATGCCGGTAATGCGTTAGCAACTAAATTAAGTGCTAAGCCGAACGGTATAAGTGCAAGTCCTAGTGCCGCTATAGCAACTGAACCTGTTATTATAAACGGTGATGCAAAACTAAGTATTGCCGCCGCCGCACCTAGCGTAATAAGTCCTGCCGCCAATACACCAATAGTTCCAAGACCAACGTCTTTCATTAAGTTAAGACCAAATGCTAATGGTACTACTGACGCACCTAATAGCAATATTGCCGCGGCACCTTTTATCATTGCTGTTGAACCGTTGCCTAGTGTTTGTGCCAGCAAGGCTAATCCACCTAACGCTAATGTGCCTTTTATCAATGATGAGAAATTTACTTCATTAAATTGTTTAAGTCCGATACCTGCTATACCAACTGACGCACCCAACAATGCAATAGCCGCCGCACCTTTAAGAACTTTGTTATCGCCGAATTTTTTAACTGCATCTGCTATTGTTTGTAAGAAGCCGCCGCCTTTGCCCATTGGCATTGTGGCTTTGTCTGCATTGTCAGACGCACCTTTTAACATGCCTGATACTTTGCCGCCCATGTTACTTACTTTGTCACTCAATCCTTTTGGCACAAGTGATTTTGCTTTTGCACCTAAACTAGACACCAGGCCGCCAGCTTTTGACACGCCTTTACCTACAATATCAGGTGCACCACCTTTTGTAAGTTTGCCCATAAACCCGGAGGCCATGCCGGCAATTTTACCTGCTAAGTCTTTTCCGCCACTGAATATTGCTTTACCGTATGTCGATGCATACCCGCTCATTTTACTTGCTACGCCTTTTGCACCGCTACTGTTGAATACATTTTTTGCATAAGCCATAGAATTATTGAGAATATTTTTGCCTGCTGTGGCGCCTTGTGCGAACATACCTTTAGAGAAGTTAAGTGCATTTTTTGCGGCGTCAGTAGCGGCTGTTCCATGTTTTGCGAACATACCTTTAGAGTAGTTAAGTGCATTTTTAGCCAGTTGCATTGCGGCAGGTCCATGTTTTGCAAACATACCCTTAGAGTAGTTAAGTGCATTTTTAGCCAGTTGCATTGCGGCAGGTCCATGTTTTGCAAACATGCCTTTGGCAAAAGTTAATATTTGAGGTCCTAATACAGTTTTTGCATAGTGTGTGGCAATTGTTGCACCAAGCCATACACCCACAAAGGTTACTAAACCTTTAAATAATAATCCAGTGGCTTTACCTATAAGACCATCAATCATTCCACCAAAGTCGAAACCTTCGTCTGTTTTAAATTGTGCAAAAAAACCTGCTATATCTTTACCTATGTCTACAACAAACCCTACAAAACTTTTAATAGCTGGTATCATACCACTGACCATATCAGCTGAACCCATAGCCGCACCACTAAGGTCATCTACGCCCATTCCGAACATGCCGAATATTTCACTCATACCCTCTTCAATAACTTTCATTACTTCTGGGTTAGCAAACAAACTGTAGAACGCATTCGAGGCTCCACCTGTAATGTTTGTCATGATTTTGTTAAATTGGTTTGTACCTTTTTGCACCGTATCCATATCAAATGCTGTGCCAAACTTTTTGTTAACTTCTTTTAAAGCATCTTCACTTTGTTCAAACTGCGTTATTGCCTGCGCCATCTGTTGTGCAGATGCATCGCCAATTCTCGCCATTTGGAATACACGGTCTTTTTCACCGGCACTTAAATTTCCTAATTGACTGGTTAAACTGTTAACCATGTCTTTTGATTGTTCTTGAGTTAATGTGCCGGCTTGCATTGCGTCAGCAAATTCATTCATTGGGCCTGCTAAACTAGGTAATGCTCTCACAAATCCAGTTGCCGCGTCACTCATGCCGATTGCACCTTTGGAACCTGCATCAAGGAATGCCGCCGCAATATCTTGTCCTGCTTTGCCTCCCATACCTGCTAGACCACTAGCAAAAACTTCAATACCGGCTGTTACATCTGAACGTACTGTGTCACTGAATCCTATCAATGACGCCGTTAGTGCCTCTGTATTATCAAACAAACTTTCCACAAACGCCGCCATCTCTTCTGTAGACACACCAATTGCAGTAGCATACGCCATCTGCATTTTTGTTGTTTTGGCAATTTGTGAGTTCATTCGGCTTTGGTTTACATTACCGACATCCATAAATCTTTGACGTCTATTAAGAGATTCACCGAATGTGCCTAAACTATCTTCTAAGCTCAGACCCAATTCTTCGGATATATCAGCCGCTTCTCTCATTGTTGCACTGAACTTTTCAAAGCCTTGTGTTGCAACAACTTTAGAATTCTTACCTATAAGGTCAGCCGCTCCAGCGAAACTACCTGTTAAACCTGCTAATTGACTAACACCTAGGCCGGCACTATCTGCCATGCCTTGATATGTTTCGTTAAAGCCAACACCAACTTTGGACAGATCATTTAATGATTCGCCTGCTCCTAGTATGGATTGGCCTAGTGCGACACCGTACTGCTTTACTGCGCCGCCTAACCATGCGGCACCTTTGTACATGTGTTCAGCAGTAACCATAATAGCCTTGCCGACATTCTCACCTTCACTTTCAAATGAGTTTTTGAGAGTTCCTAAAAAACTAGCATCAAACTCTTTGTCCAGCTTGTACTGTTCTAATGACTTTCCAACTTCTCGGATATCTTTACCAAACGCTTTTGTCTCTTTTAATAGTGTTTCATCACGTTTCTTTTGCTCGTCATCAGACTGCCCTGAACTATCATTGCCTTTCTTGATTTCGGCAAGTACACGTTTTGCACTGTCTGTTGCTTTTGCTTGGTCTTTCTCAGATGCACCCGATTGTTTAGCCATCGTTTTTAAGATGTCTAACATTTGCTCCGCGGTGGCTTCACTAGCCCAATCAGGGAATGTAAGTGCTTGTCCGTCTAAATTAAATGATACTGCCAATTTGGTTATCCTCTTTTGATAATCATATTTATCAACTATTATTAAAACTGCTTTTAATAAGGTTTCAATAAAACTATTAAAACTATTGTTAATGAAGATAAATAAGTACATAGTTAATTCAAAAGAATTATATGGAGCAAACATGAGCAAAGATATAAACCAAAGTAATCCGTTAAGTGCTTACTTTAGAGCACCTAAGATGTATTTAGACATTCCTAGTAGTGCTAAATTTTACAGCGATGACATTGTAACTGTGCCTGAAAGTGGCGAGTTTGCAATTTATCCTATGACAACAAAAGACGAACTTATGCTTAAGAATCCGGACGCATTGCTGAATGGAGAAGCAGTATCTAATCTAATCAAGTCATGTGTTCCTGAAATTAAAAAGCCAAAGTTACTGTTTAGTGCAGACGTAGACGCAATACTAATTGCTATACGTGGTGCTAGTGGTGGCGACGAAGTTGAGGTTAATGCAGAATGTCCTAAATGCAAGGAACTAAGTACAGTTACAGTTAGCATTGACAGTTCATTGTCCACAATGGAATCACTAGATAGCGAATATACCAAAGAACTTTCAAACGGACTTACACTAGTATCATTACCGTTTACATATGGTAGTACAATTAAGGCTGGTTTAGCCAGTTTCCAAAGTACTAGAAGTATGCAGGCTATTTCAGAACTAGATGACGACATGGAAAGACTAAAAGCATTCAACACTAGTTTTGTTAAACTAGCAGACTTAAACTTCGAGATGATTATCGATAGTATTAAAGAAATTAGATATACAGACGGTGAAGGCAACGAAGGCGTTGTTAGTGACTCTAGTCAGATTAGACAATTTTTAGAGAATACCGATAATGAAACAGGTAAGCAAATTGAAGCGTTTACTAATGAGATTAATTCTAAGGGAGTTAAACAGCAAATTCAAATAGAGTGCCAAAATGAAAAATGTGATAACACATTTGAAGCACCTATTAACTTTGATCCTGTAAATTTTTTCACGGGTTCCTAGGATCAGCAGAGCCTGATCAAATTGCAGGCTACCTAGGCAGACTCGATAAAGAACAGAAATTAATCAATCGTCAAGTTGCAGAGCTGGCAATATTTAGCGAGGGTGCTGTGTCTTACAGTGAGGCATGGCAACTTAGCCCTGTTGAACGAGAAATACTAATCAAAACTCTTAATAGATATAACAAAATTAAAAGTGGAGATAAGAGTGCTAGTTACGATGGCGATGATTGGGGAGAAAATGAGGGCGGAGAAGCAAATTGGGGCGGTGATGTTCCAAACATGCCGCCCGAGTAAAAGTGTAATACCAAGTGTAATACCTACCAATTAAGCAAGAATCCTATTTCAAAAGTGTTATACTCTTCTGTATTCATAGACGCTCTTGCATAAAAAGAGTTATACCGGTGTAATACCGAAAACTTACCTAAGTCTAATTCACGTGATGAATCATACTCTAATACATCTGCAAATCCTACAGTAGTACTGTCTAAACTACGATACAAATCATAACCTAAACTCACATAAGTTGTGCCAAGTTTAGAATTAAACTTGCCTGTGATATCTGCAAACAATTTTCCATCTACCATACTAAACGAATCAATAGTAACATTGTGCGTACTATTTTGTTCTGTGAATCCGTTTACATCTGTGTGGTATGCTTCTGCACCGTAGGACGTATACCATGTGTCATTTATATATGTTACTTGCTCTACAAAAATACTAACTGTACTGTAATCAACATCAGCTGAACCTGTGCCGTAGTGCTTTGTAGGGTTCAGTAAAGACATAGTGTTGTCCACATAATTAATACCAAAATGTATATTGTCATCCACATAATCAAATCCAACAAAACTGCCATTGTTGTCACCGGTGAGTTTTCCTGCACTAAATCCAAATGTATCTGTTCTATGAGTGTAGCCTGCCATACCGAATGTTTCCATATCCGTAGCAAACAAAGATGTTGAACGTTGATTCTGTCGTAAGTCAGTAAACAACATTTTGCTTTTAAATATTTCATCAACGTATGCTTTAGGCTTGTTAGTAATTTCTAACATCATTTCTATTAATGGTGGATCTAATACTTGGAAGAATGTTTGCACACTTTCTGTATCACTAAAAGTTGTTGTTGATGCAATAAAGTCGTAAAAGTACTTGTTGTCTATTTCTACTGGGAAGTAAGGAGCATAGTCATCGAACTTAGGAAAGTCATCATATATCGAGAATGTACCATCTTCGTTAATCAGTGCATAAGTACCAAACACAGTGTCTACAATATCTAAATCTCCGTCACCGTCAAAGTCTAATATTTCTAAATTACCTTCACCATTCCAATAACAAGGTCCATCTGAATTGGGGCATAATCCGTTAACATACTTTGTGTCTGGATTAACAGTACTTGTGACATCGCTAAATGTTTCGTCTCCGTTGTTTAAGAAAAACTGTACAGCTCTGCCATCATAATAAGGATCATGTTTAGTAGATGCAAGTATGATGTCTAGTAAACCGTCCCCATTAAAATCAAATGCTTTTATATCATTTGCATTTCCGTTTGTACCATAGTAGTTGTCTGGTAATTCAGTCCAGCCTCTATTACGCCAATCGTTATTTCCATCATTCCAAAATACTGCACCCGAACTGTTTTCGTATGTTTCAGCAAATCCGTTTGCGGCGGCTTCTTCTGTTTTAAACCATCCAACTGCTACATCACCGTGCCCGTCATTGTCAAAGTCACCGATTGTAGCCGCTGTGGCAAACACATTTGCCGCCTGTGTTGGAAACTTTTTGTTTGCAGTAAAATTACCTGCACCGTCATTAATAAGCATTGCCCAACCCATAGGGTAGTTGTCAACATGAGCCGATGAAATTGCAGTAAATATATCCATATCTCCGTCACCGTCAGCGTCACCGAAATCTGCATCATGTGAAAAACATCCACTATTATAACTACCTACCATACACTGGTCAAATAGTTCTTCCATAGGTAGATGTGTATCACCCTTGTCATAAAACTTTCCGTTGTCGCTTAGTACAAGTGTAGTGCCTTGATACAAGTCATCAATACCATCGCCATTAAAGTCTGCAACTATTAAACCTTTTTGATGTTCAGTATTATTGTCGCAGTCTGATCCTCTAAAACAAGGATTGCCTTCTGGAAACAAATCATTACTTAATACAAAGTTACCATCACCGTCATTTAAAAACGCAAACAAGAAACTGTTTGGCTCAAATTCTAACCTGTCATTGCCTGTCCACAACGCCATATAAAAATCTTGCCATCCATCACCATTCAAATCTGCTCTAATAACTTGTCCAAATTGTGGGAAAGTATTAGCAACATCTGTGTCGTTGTATTCATAGCCTACATGTGTTCCAGTAATAGTAGAACGGAAAAATCCATAGTCTGCTATTTTATATTTTTCTGTAGGAGCAGGTAGACCAGTAGTAGTGTAATTAGTCATGTCAAATTTGTGTGTTACACTAGATGTATATCCCGACAAGTTTGTAGAATACGTTTTAGTCCACGAATCAAACTCATGTCGTTGGTCAGTGGGTGTGGATTGCGTAGGCGCCGGCGCGACAGCAGTTTGAACTTGCGGCGCGGCGGAGCCGCCACCGGAAGCACAAGATACTAATGCGAGACCTACTATTGCAATTATACTTACGTCTGCTACGGTTTTAATTATTTTACTTAACATGTTTACAGTTTCCCCTAAATGTATATCCCGGACAACTACACTTGCCATCTTCGATAGTGTATACTTTGCCATTCGAACCTTGAACAGTAATAACACCTGGCGCAAGTTCTTCCGCACGTTCACCGATCTTCTTAAACTTTCTACGTGATTTGCTAAACTGCTTCATTGGATTTTTAAACACAGTATCGTTGTGTTGTACAAGTTGTCCTGCACCATTCACATGATAAATGCCATTAGCAATTTTAAGATTACCCCAATCGGTTACTTCTTGTAATATCTCAATCATGATTGGCTCAACTTGTCATGCATTAATAAGTTCTCAACTTCGCTTGGATCGTGCAAGAACACTTTTTCCATTTCAGTTATTTCCTTAAGATGTGTTTTGCCTTCATCGTACTCAGTACGCACAAAAAGAATCTTATCTGCGACACGTTCAAACACTTCAAGGGGCATCAGCAAATCACTGTACCCGTCGATGCGAACATATTTTTTAGTTTTCGTTGCCATGCATTTATGCTCCTATTTTTGCAAGACGCTCGTCTCTGTAATTAAGAGCTCCTTCGCCTAAGTAAATGTTACCATCGTCTGCTCTAAACAGTGTGTCCAACGATGATGAAGCATCTTTCTGCTTTTGCAACACAGAAAACTCTGCTTGTTCAATAGTGATAGCACCAATTTGTACAAAATCCAACAACATGTCTGCAAAAGGAACCTCGCCATTTGACTTCCAAACAGTAAGTCCGTCTACTTGAGCAGTATCTTGAAACTTCTCTTCGATACTCTTTGAAAAGTTGTTGCCTTTTTGTGACGTATAAAGTACATCACCAGTGAATGTTTTGTGATCATCGTTCATAGATGCCATACCAAAACGCTCTTTACGAACAGTTTCACCAGCAATTTCAACAATATCTTCTAATTTAAGCATAAAAACTCCTACCTTTTTGTTAACTTATGCATACTATTATACTGGTTTTTCCGGCAAAGTCAACCTTTTTACCACAAATATTGGCATCTTTTTTGTTAAATACAAGTATGGATATTAATGAATTTGTGGCGTTTTTGCGTCAAGATAAGCAGTTAAGCAGTGTGGTACAACTAAAGAAGATACACCAAAAACTGTACTCTGCAAGCCAGTTATGGGACAGAATGCCCGCGGATTTCATCGAAAAGTACCATATACAGCCTGAACATTTTATAGGCTTGGAGTTTGTTAGACCAGGAGATTACCTAGCATTACACACAGATATTGGTGGTAGACGCAGTAATATACTTGTTAATGTAGGTGACCATCCTGCTACTATACAGCACACTAATAATGATGTAACAGAGAATTATACCATACAGCCAGGTGATTTCTTTGTGTTAGATACTACTAAAGAACACGGCTGTGATAACCGACAATGTAGCACTATTGCGGAGTTTGTAACAATTAATAATAGGAAACACTACAGCGAATGTATAGCACAGTTTTAAAATGGAATTATGATGTTGTTGCAATGCGCCAGCTCGTAAAACCTATCAGAGAGTTCAAAGAAGCAAGTGCGTTCAACGTAATAGAGGATCGTGTGGATATGGATCAACACATATTTTTACTCCGCGACATGCCTCAAAGCCTACAACAACAAATCGTAAATGCTACTCCTTTACCTTTAGACATTGCGGAACACAGTGTGGCAATAGAAACAGTAAAGCAAGGATCAATGGTTAAGTTGCATCAAGACTGGTTAATGGGTTGGAATAATCCGTTAACTAGGAAAACTAATGTTATGTTTAACCTAGAAGATTCTCCATTAGAAATAATCCACAAAGACAGTGAACATAACAAAATGTTAAATCCAGGAGAGGTATGTGTATTAGACGTTACTAAGTTCCATGGAGCATCCAAACATAGTTTGGAGAAAGACTTTTATCTTTACACAGTTAATTTACGTTTGTCTTACACAGATACTGTTGCATTGTTAAACACTTTATAGATACTTCGTATCTTTACTACTGCTAACTTCAATCATTTCATTCATTTCAGTTCTTGTAGTAATTTTTTATTAATTAAGAAGTTATCAAGAAAGTTGAGCCATAATTCACCCGTCTCCGGGTGAATAAAAAAAATGTCATCAAGATGAGCATCGCCATCTCAAACTCGGGTGCTATTAGGAAGCGGTGAGCCTTTTCTCCCCATACACTACCGTCACTGTCTTTCGACCTCACGGAAATTAATATAGTCTTGTCGAGTTCAACTATATTAACTTTCAGGTTGCTTTTTCTCATTGCCTGAATCATTTTAATACTGTATCGTGTTTGTATCTTGCCGTCTACAGTCCAGTATCTCGCACCGGGATTACCGGATTGTCAAGGACAGCGAATTTCAGCCTCGCCAGGGTGGTGTAGAACCTATGTAGTTGACTTGGTGTCTGTGATGTTTTTATTAGCGTGACTGGGTGTCTATGTGTGCCATGTTCGATATATAGTTATATCTTTTTAAAATGTTCCTTAAGGATTTGTGATCCGCCTACTCTAACGTTTATTATACCATTATAATATTCATCTGTCAAGAGAACATTTCGTTCAAATTGTTCTTGTGCTTCTATGTAACTTGCAATACCTCTAGTTGGACAATAGTGTAGTATTTCTCTTGTAAACTTGTCTTCGCCTAACGTAATCACGTCCTCGTTTAAGTGATCCGAGCTACCCCAATAAGTACGCCAGTCGCTTTCTTTAGTTCCACGGCGTTTATTCTTTCTTCCCTTTAAGGGCGGCTTGGTTGTTTTGAACTTTGCAAGTTTTTTACCAATGTATTTCTTATCGCTTGTTGTGTTTGTAATTAAGTACACAAATGCTTCACAATCTTCCGGAAGTGTGTCTACTTTTTTACCTTTATATGTCCATTGGCTCATTTATTAATCTCGCAGTTTTGTCAAACTCATTACTTGGGTCTGCATCAACATACTTATAACCAAGTTGTTCACTGATATGTTTTATTGCGGACGGACTTATGTAACTAATACTTCTAGTTTGGAATTCTCTATTACGCATTAGTCTATCAGTGTGGTCTAAAAATAAAGGATCATTAACATCAAGCAAATCTAAATTTTTATATGTAAAAATCACTTCGCCTAGTTGTGCTAATATACTTTTAAATTGTTTTAGATAATAAACAACCTCAGGTATTTCTAAATGTACAAAAACTGCATGTGATATTATTTTTGTAAAAGTGTAATCATGTAATGCAGATAAATCATTACGACCTATTTCTACATGTTCAACATCTGCAGGAATTCTAGATAACATAGACTGAGAAATGTCTGCACAAACATATTTTGAAACTGTAAATGCTTCTGAGCCAAATCCTAATCCACTACCAAAGTCTAATACAACGTCTCTGTCACATATAAATTTATCAAATCTATATTTATATGCTTCTATTGTTCTTGTTTTTAAACTTTCTAAGTCTTCGTTTATATCTCCGCCAACAAGTTCTATTAGTCTAGGGGTGTTATCACCTTCCCACCCGCTCATTAAGTCTCATCGAGGATTTCTATGTCATTACTGTAACTAGTGAATCCTCCTTCTTTAACAACATAAAGAACGTTATTAACACGCCCTTGTAGTTCCTCTTTGTGCGAAATAAGGAACACATTTTTATTTGATTCTCTTCCCATCTTTTTAAGAACTGCCAATGCATTTTCAACACCAGTGGTATCCATGCCACTGTCTACCAGTTCATCTATACACATCAAATTCATTGGTTGGTTGAGACTTTCATATATGTCTCTAAATGCCCAACTCATACCAAGTATAAGTCTATTACGCTCTCCTCGGCTTAAATTATCGAAGTCTAAGTCTCTGCCGTACTCGGTGATGTCAACAGATAAGTCACTGTTAAATTTAACATCATGTGGCAAGCCTAACTTTTCTAAGTAATGTCCTAGTCTATAGTTTAAGTACTGCAAATTTTGGTCAATAATTTTCTTTCTAATAAAACTGTCTTTGCTTGTTAACAGTTTGTGTAAAAACTCTTGATGCTCTTTTAAACTAGTGTAGTCATTAATAAGTTCGTAACTAATCTCTTCTATGCCTGTTTCCCTTAGTTGGTCAACTTGTTCGACATACGGATTTTCTTCTTTGATCTTTTCTTCAATTTGCTCTTGCAATGTGTCAACATTATGTTTATGCTGTAAAGCATCTTCCATGTTATTGTAAAAAGTAATTGGTGTTTCTGGAATATTACCCAGTTGTTTAATACCGCTAGTAATATCTCTAATCTTATCCACTAACTCAACGTTGTACCGTTGTTCTTCTTTAATTTCTTCTTCTAAGTCCGCTGTGTACTTTTCATGAGTGTCTAAATGTGCAGTACCTTGTTCGCATGTAGGACATACTCCAGACTTTGCACTCTCTAAGTTAGCCTCCAACGTAACAAGTTTACTATCACTACGATTCATTGACGTTGTTCTAGTTGACAAGTCTGTTTTAAGTGTAGTAAGTTTGTTTTGCTTGTCGTTTATGTCTATAATTTTTCTATGACTGTCTAACTCTTCCTTAATGTTTGTGTGTTCCAACGTGTCCAAACTGGTCTGCAATCCTGCAACCTTGTCTCCTTTATTTCTAGTCCATGCTTTACTACGGCTTTCGATATCCTTAATACTAGACTCTACACGTTTATTAGCATTAGCAACTGCTTGTATACGCAACTCTTCTTCTTTGATGTTGTCTTTGGTTTGCTTTAACAACTCTTTCAGCACATCTGCTTTGGCACTAATTTCAGTAATACCTAACAACTGCTCAATCATATCTCGTTGATCATTTGTTTTCATACTGAGGAAAGGTTCGGTATATGTGTTTAATGCAATCAAATGCTTAAACATATTATGCGGGAACCCAATTACACGTTCGATATCTTTTTGTGTCTCACGCATGTCGCCTTGCTGTTCGTTGTCAGCTGATTCGTTACCATCGATATAAAACTTTAGTACGTTAGGTCGTCTGCCACGCTCAATGCGATACTCTGTTCCTTTAATCTCAAAATCAACAGTGGTAATCATTCCTTTACCATTTGTTTTGTTAATAAGATTATCCTTTCTGATGTTTGTTAATGCTTCACCATAAAGTGCGTAACTGAGTGCATTAATAATTGTAGTCTTACCTGTACCGTTTCTACTACCATCGCCGCCAAGGTCTAAGTTATGCCCTAATACCAATGTTAACGAATCAGTGTCAAACGTTACTGCTTGTAAGTTGTTACCTACACTCATAAAGTTCTTGGCTGTTACATTTTTAATTTTAAGCAATTTCTATATCCCTGTAAATTTCAATTAATCTGTTTGTGTCTACCAGTTGACTTTCAATTGTTTCTAATTGACTAATCACAATTTGGTCAACACTCTCAAAGTTAATTTCTTCTCCGTCAAAAACCTCGTCTTCTTCTTTTACAACAATAAGTTGAAGTTCTCTAACATTATATTTTTCAGCAAAAGTCTCTCTCAAGAAGTTTGCTTCTTCATAACTGATAGAAACATCTAGTTTAATTCTAGCATGTGTTGTATCATCTAAAAATTTATCGGGTGCTTCGAGTAGTTCTCTAAGTCCCATAGTGACATACTTAGGACACTGGTCCCAATTAACATAAACAGGTTCTTTGTCCCATTCTAAGAACATAGCACCACGCTCGTTGTCTTGTGCATCAGCATAGTTGTGTGGGAATGCATTGCCTATGTAATGTATGTTACCTTTATATTGGCGTTTATGAAAGTGACCACTAAACACATATTCTGGATTAGACAAGTCAGATGCTTTTACACCGCCATGGTCTGGCATCTCTACCATTGCATTCATTTTAAAGTATGGGAGTTCAAAGTGTCCAAACATATACTTACAATCTAACTTGTTAAGTTTTTTATGCTCTTCGCCTACTAGCCACGGAATAATTGCAACACCATCTTCACAGAAGTGTTCGTCTACCATTACAAAGTTTTCTAAATCTCTAGCAAACTCTACACTGTTAAGATCACGTTTTTCTCTGTAATAGAGATCGTGATTACCAGTAATAAAATAAACTTTACTAAAGTTGTCGTTTAACTTTTTAAGGTCCTTAATTGTAGCATTCATAGTAGCAATATTAATACTTGCTCTGTGATGATGCCAATCGCCTAGGAAGATACAAGTCTCGCAGTCTCGTGCTTTTGCTTCTGCTATAAACCAATCTACATAGTTGTGACAGTCTTTAAGATGCTGTCTACTGTTTTGTTTTAAGCCGTAATGTATATCTGTAAAACATGCGGCCCTTTCAAAAAGGTTTGCCATATGATTACCTACTTAGTTGTATTACCGGTATTTTCCAATTCAGCTTCTGCACTTTCTCTCATTTCTCTTAAAGAGTTTTCGTGTGCAATCTGTCTGCCGTAACTTGGTAAATGTCCTTGCTCGATTAAAATATCGTCTCTGATTGTTTGGTTGCGTTTTTCTAAGTTTAACACTCTTGTGAAACTGTTATTAACTGTAGCAGTATAATATGCAAACGGATTATCCGATTTTGCTTCGTTAAACTGCAAACCAATTTGTGCAAGTTGCACTAATGCTTGTCCACGCATCTCGTCTACATAAGTGTAACCTCTCCAGTTACCCCTTTGACTGTAACGCTCAACAAGTTTCATAAACATCTTGCCTAGTTCGTTTGTGATTGTACCATGTGTACAACTGAAGTGTCCATTGTGTAGACCACCTACCCAATGACTTCTTACGACTTCCCTAGGATTTGCTCCAGCACTATCTAAAATATAATGCTTGAACGGTGGAAAGTTTACTTTTGCTTTTGTATCAGCAACTGTTTTCGTTGTTTTCTTCCTGCCTGGCTCTAGCGGTATATGATCATAGCCCATAACTCTAAATACTAATTCGTCTACTGCTAAACTATCAGGATCAACTGCAAATTCTTTTTGCTTAGGCTTCTTAACCCAATCACCTTCTTTAATGGCTTTTTCGTATGCCGCCCTAGACATGCCATGTGCTTTGTTTACTTGAGCCTGCTTGATTGTTGTTTTATTAATTTGTGTAACATCATCTATGATAATGTCTTGCTGTATGTACTTGTCGTCAGTTACATAACAGTAACTAAGTTTACTTTTGTGAATTTCTTTTAAAATATCTTTATTGTTAAGATAATTTACTTTTCTGCCTGTCGTAGTCATTATGTCTCCTCAAAACTATAATTCGTTTATATTGTATTATACATAGATTCTACTAGAAGTCAATGTTTATTCTAAAGGTTTTTAGAATTAAAATACGTTTTTATTTATTATGATAAATAATAGCAGGAGAGAGATTATGGCAGACGTAACAATCAACGGAAATAGTGCAGGGCAAACGCCCGGACAAACGGCTGACGGTAGAAAAGATATAGGAAACTTTGACTGGCGAGCAAGAATACGACCAAAAAGAGGTGGCGAAGATCAAGCCTATGGTACAAAAAACCACAAAGGCGAAGATCAGAACAGTATATTAAGTCCTCTTAAAGAACGCGGTGGCATTGTATATCCATATACTCCAAACTTATTTTTGCAAGGCTCAGTTGATTACGACGAACACAGTCAGCATGGTTCTAACTATCCGTTCTATACATACATTAACAGTAAGCCTGCAACACTTCCTGTACAAGGACAATTTACAGCAAACACACTAGAAGAAGCACAATACCTATTGTCTATATTTCATTTTTTAAGAACTATAACAAAAGGTTACTATGGTGACTCAGCAGTAGAGCAAGGGTACTACGGTACTCCACCTCCTGTGATGATTTTTGAATACCTGGGTGCATTTGGCTTTAACAAAGTACCAGTTATTATTAGAAGTTTTAACATACAATTACCCGACGGAGTGGATTATGTACCAGTTGAGTACAATCACCCTACTATGGGCAATACAGTAACTTACATGCCTACTGAAACAGATATCATGATAGAAATGGTACCTCAGTATACGCAAAAGAAACTAAGAAGTCGATTTGATTTAAATGCATTCACAAGCGGTGCAGACTTTAATAAAGGATTTATCTAATGGCCGGTTTTCATGATAATGACAGTTTTTTAAAAGGCGCACCAGTTACGAAGTTCTATTTGGATGTTAACACATTACCTAAAATGCCACGGTCACCTATGGATCAACTCTATGCTATTGAAAGCAGGTTTGACAAAAGACCAGATCTTTTGTCTGATAAATTATTTGGTACTACCAAATTATGGTGGGTGTTTGCGTTAAGAAATCCAGATTTATTAGTAGACCCGCTTGAAGATTTTACTTCAGGATTAGAAATTTATATACCTTCAACTTCAGCAATAGATAGACTCAGATAATGGCAAAAACTAAAGATAAAAAAGCGGCAGTAGAAAACGTATACCTAGACGCAGTGATGGGAAATATACTTGACCATTATGAAAATACTAGTTACAACCTTAAACTGTATATGATAGGCGAAGAAGAATGGCTTCGAGGACAATATGCCGCTGAACCTGGTCGTACAGTTATACTTGCACAAACAGGTGTGACAGGTGTACAGATAGACAACTTAAATATAGAGATAGTTGGCTCTCCTAAAACAGGAAATGCATTAGCAGTTAATACATCATTTCAATTATTTCAGCCCGGAGCGGCAGATTTATTAGACCAAATACAAGCCGCAAAGTTGGCTCTAGGTCACAAATATATGTTTGCAGATGTTCCGCTATTTTTAGCAATAGAATTCAAAGGTTACGAGGCAAATGTTGAAGACGATATCGATGACCAAGGCAAACCAGTTCAGAGTTTCGATGATGTGTTAAGCCCAATAGGTGGCCCATACATTTATAAATTAGTTCTTGCAAAAGTTGGTATATCAATTGACAGTACTGGCAGTACTTACGACTTCGAATGTCCAGTAGGATCACAAGTGGCTTACGCAGATGAATATTTTAAATTACCAAAAGATCTAAAAGTACAAGGCAACGATATCGAAGAACTAACAAATGACTTACAAGACCAATTGAAGACGTTTAGAGAAGAGAATTTAAAAGCAGAAGGTATCCATGATGAGATTATTTTTGATTTATCACAAGTTAAAAAAGAACTAGATTCACTTACAGTAACAAGAGCAGGTGCTAATGCGGCAGAAGAAGTAAACAGATTAATTAACTCACAAGAAAAGGGTGTTAAGTCCTTAGACGATTATAAAAAGGCACTTGAAGATGATCCGGAAAGTTTTGACGGCGGTGTTGAAGCTGGTACTACTATATTCGGAAACCAAAATATAAACATGAAAGAAGGCACAGACTTAAACCAGTTCTTTACAACACTGTTTGTGATGTGTGATTCGTTTTTAGACAAGTCGTCAAGAAAGAAAGTGTTTAACGATCCTGTTGTTAATGAGGACGGTTTCGATCTAGCACAAACATTTACTAAGTGGTATAAAATTGAAGCAAGTATATCGCATGAACTTGATTCCAGTGGTGCCGCGGTGTTTGACACTAAACGTAACAAATATCCTAAGAAGGTAATTTTCAAACCTATAATTTATGATAAAGCAGATATGCCCGAAGCGGCGGCACAAGATAATCTTAATAAAGAGCAGACCACAAAACGTGTAAGAGAAATGAATATAAAGAAAGCATACAACTATCTTTACACAGGACTGAATGATCAAGTACTAAGTGCTGATATTTCATATGACGCTGGTCAATTATTACTTGCTGTGCCCAATGGCGGCACAATGGGCGACATGTCCACGAATGCAAATAATCCAACAATGAACCAGGATGCTACAACAGATTTAGACGGCAAAGACAGAGATGCAGAAATTGCCGCAAAAGTACAAGACCCTGCAGGTGTAAAAGCCGCATTAAGCGATCCGGCATTTTCTGCCAGAGTGCAGACTGAATTAGGGTTAACGAGCCAACAGTATAGAGACATAATGAATGACGATGCTAGAAAAAACGATCTAGCAGAAACTATATTATATGTGAACAACCAAGGTTCAGATCCATTAGGCTATAGAAAAACACAACAAGGAAATGAGGACTTCCCTATAGAAGGAGGAGTTCCTAATCCAAACGCACAAAAATACAAACCCGAGGCAAGCGGATACTTATATGGTGCTGACCTATTAGAATCATACGGTGGCGCGACTACTGTTATAGGAGAACTTTCAGGATATCAAGCACTGCAACAACTTAAGAACAGTGCAAACAGAACTAAAGAAGAAATAGATACAACACCTAAGCCAAAATATTCATACAGTAAAAGTATTGTAGCAACTTCAAACCAAACGAACGATGGTACAGCAAGTGCAACACTGTTTGGCTATATGTATCAAAACGTAAACGATGCTAGTATTCTAGTTGACCTAAATTTAAAAGTACGAGGAGATCCTTGGTACTTAGGAAAACCTATGACCTATGCAGAAGCCAGAGCATTGCGTAATCCTGGCAATGTTGGAGCGGCACAAGAAGAAAGTAAGTCCACGGATGACTATGCTGTGTTCGGTGGCAGTGATAACTACTTTTTATTTACTATGCAGACACCACGTGTTAGAGATCCAAATATGGACGATGAAGATGAGAATACTGGATATATGACACGACAAGGCACAGCATTTTTTATAAGTGGTGTATATGCAATATACGGACTACAAGCCAGTTTCAGTGGAGGCTTATTTGAAATTGAAATGACTAAAGCACCTAAACAAACATCACTTAGTTTATCTAAGATAGATATCACAGGAAACTAGAATGGGTTACAAAGCAAACGAATATAAAGTAAGTAGAAAGAATCCAGTCGAGAAATCACGTGAAGAAGCCAACTTGGATCATGGTATCTATGTAGGCGAAGTAATTGTAAGACCAAAAGACGAAAGTCACAGTGGTCGTATACCTGTGTATATTCCAATGCTATCTAAAGACAGAAACGATCCTAGAGGTTATTTCAACTGTTTTTGGAGCAGTCCTTTTGCAGGCACAACACCAAGTGCGGCAGTAGGCAAAAACAATCGTAGCCACGCAGACACAATGAAAACTTATGGTATGTGGATGGTTCCACCTGATCCAGGTAATTTTGTGTTAGTAATATTTGGCGACGGCAAAAAGAAAAATCCAATTATAATCGGTTGCATGTTCCCAGATCAAATGCAGAGCATGGTGCCCGGTAATCCTGCAGGCAAAACGTTTGGCACTGAAGTGCCTGTACCGGTAGCAGAGAAGAATAGATTCGATCCAAACAAAAGTCACGGAAAAGGAGTTCAACGTCCATTCAATCCGTTTATTGCTATTCCTATAATAAATCAAGGTTTAATAAATGACCCTGTAAGAGGAACAACAACCAGCGGTGCAAGACGTGAAAGCCCTTCACAAGTATATGGTATATTAACACCAGGACCGGAAAACATAAATCTAGAAACTGGAAAACGAGACGGTACAAACAGATTAGGCGGTCATAGTTTTGTTATGGACGATAATTTGAAACAACGCCACATTCGAATGAGAACGGCAGGCGGCGGACAAGTATTAATCGACGACACAAACGAATTAGTATATGTTATTAATAGTCCAGGCACAGCATGGGTAGAATTATCTTCAGACGGTAGTATTCAAATATTCAGTGACGAAGACATAAACATGAGGTCCACAAATAATATTAATATCAGAGCTGACCAAATACTAAATTTAGATGCAGGAGTTAGAGTAAACATAAATGCAGGATTGATGGAAGATCAAGGTGAAGAAGTGGATCCTAAATTAGACGGCCCAATTGGCGGCGATGTTTACATACAATCAGGTAACAGCATTAACCAATTAACAAACACAGCAATTAAATTAGAAACCAAAAAAGGCGGTAGTGTTATATCTACAAACTCTGCAGGTAAAACATTGTTGTACGGAGCAAGTGGTGTAGAAAGTTCAACGCCAATGGCTACAGTAATAAAATCAGGTGGAGACACATTTGTGACATCAGGTGGTAGTGGCCATGTTGTGTCTGGAGGTCAAAGTTTTGTTAAAGGTTCAACAGTTCATCTCAATGATGGTGGCACAAACGGAACAGCAGATTCGCCGGTACCAGTAACACCATTGGCAGTAAATGTATTCCATGACGAACCTATGAGTATTCCTGTTGTAGATTATGACCCAACAAATGTTGACGGTAGAAACCCTATGCCAACTGGCGGAATAAGACAAGTAGACCCAGCCTTACCAGCATCTATTCCACCATCAACAACAGGCAATTTTAGTGACGCTAGAGGCAAAAAAATAAAAGTTGCTTCAACAACCACAATGATTACAACTAGAGAACCGTGGTTTGGTCACAAGACTAAAGACATAGTACTACCAACAACTGACGAAGTTGGTCTCAATCAGAAGGCTACAGACGACAAGGCCAATAAAGCATACCCACCCGGTGCAAGTGATCATGGTTACATAGGACCAGACACTATTGTTAAACCAGACGGCACTGTACTACAAGGTAAAGGTTATGACGGTGTTAGTGGCCCGGCTTTATATCCTTATATGGCGGCAAAACAAGATTCTAATTATATACCCGTACCAGGGGATCCTAATGCATACACTAATGTTGATTCTGGGCAGATACGAGAATCAGTTCCAGATTATAAAGAAGAACCTCTACTGAAATGTAGCACACTATCAGGCGAGTCACTAGCGGCACAACTAGAAGAATCTGGTGTACTCGACGGGTGTGTAAATACTATTGTTGGTGCTACTGATCCTTCGTTGACAGAAACAAATTTGATTGATCAGGACGGATTCTTATTTGATGCTGGTGACAAAACAGCAATAGGGTATAAACATGTTATAGAAGAAAAAGAAAAAGAAGCAGGTGCAATTATGTTTGGTGACGGTAAAAACTTTGACCCAACATCAGTGACAACAATAATTGATACAGGCAAGTCGAAGATATCGGCGGCTGACATATCATCAATTATTAAAGACGCTGGACCAGGACAAGACTTAACATCACAAGGAATATTTAAAGCAAGTGACATAAGCAATAATTTCAAAACAGGCGATGCCGCATACGCTATTGTTCCAGAAGGTGGCATATACAAAGAACCAATATTCATAAACCAAATAGCGGCTGGTATGAGTAAAGGTGCAAGTAAGCAATTGTTAAAGAATGATTTCAGACAAGTGTCTAAATACGCCGTAAATCGTGCTAACAGACCGATGACAGTACAGCAAGGTATGTCCCTTACATTGTTAGCACAAAGATTAGGCAAAGATAGATTTGATCAAACTCCGGCTCTAAGAGCCATACAATCAGGTCAATATGACCAAATTGCTAGACAGATGAAACTGACCGATGAAGCAGGTTCAAGATCCTTGTATACACCATTTGGCGATGTAATATCATTTTTGTGGCAAGCAGATGATTCGATGCTCTCAGAGATATTAGATATAACTAAAGAAGATACAATGGGAATGGGATTGTGGAATATGCAGTCGAGACTATATAATTTGCACAAAGCGTCTAAAGGTTTTTAAGCTCGTACTTTTTGTAAATCTGCTATTTTAATGTATGCTCTGTATTTTGCTTCTTGCTCATCTGCGATATTTTGTTTGAGCAGTTTGATATGTTCCTTAAGTGAATTACACTCTTCGTTTTTTTCAACAAGCATAATTCTTAGTTCTTCCTCGAGTGTATTATTCAGTGAAGTATTCTGTGCCACCGGTGTCTCCAAATATGTGTTGCTTAATTATATTTATAGTGTCGAATGACAAAAGCACTTCATTATGGCTCAAAGGAAGCTCAATGGATTCTGCGTAAATAAAGTTAGTGGGAAGTTTTTTCTGTGTCTCAACTGTGAGCAGTCCATCGTTGTGTTGACTGCCCAATCCAGCAAGATCGTTTGCAGAACCATTTGATCCTGTTGTTATAATATTAGCAACAGGAAAGTCTAGTTGTATATTCTGTATATCTTGCAAGAACGCACTGTTAGGTTTAACATTAGCAAACAACTTACTTTGCCTGAACACCATTGAAATCCAACGTGCGGCATGACTTCCGCCCCATGGGGCACTCATAGTCACCATGGACAACACTCGCTTTGTTTTATCTGCTAATAATGTAGACAACAAGCAACCATAACTGTGTGCTATGATATGATAATGCTCGTCGCCAAACGATTCGTTAATTTCTTTATCAAAGCGTTCTAGTATATCATCTGGATTTTCTTGAACAGCATACTCTAGTGTTAATAGATTGCACTCAGGAAGAAATACTTGAAGATAATTTACACTTAGTCCGCTTTGACCTGATCCGTGTACAAATAATACATTAGGCAATTTTGGCATCTAATATCAGTCTCTCCATTTGACGCAACTCTTTTGGTATCGAGTGCTTCGACTGACCAACCATGTTTACCATCTCGAAAAGTACATACTTCTTCTCATGGTAATCGTATATACCAACTGAGTGTACTCGTCTGTTATTAAAATGCATCATTTTTCTGAACCTAGGTCCGTAACCAGTAGTCCAATTGTAGCCATTACTTGCAATGACCTTATTTGCCTTATCGGCAAGCTCAACGATGCTGTTAAATTTGTCTAAAACGTTTTTCATTAACTGTCCTATATTTCGTAGTGAAAAAATTACATAAAAAGTTTTATGCTCCAGTATTATGTATTCTATTATACTCAAAGTCAACCGTTTTTTTGGTGCCTTTTTAGGCTCTATTAAAACTAGTTTTAACTAAGTGTGATAAATATTGATATGGCAAACATATATAAAGGCTTTAGTACAATAGGAAAAATTAGACCTCCTTACACCGTTACTAATGGTGAAGCAGTGAAGATTGACCTTTTGAACGAATTGTACACTAGACGAGGCGAGAGAGTAATGCGTCCTAAGTTTGGTACTACTATTTATGATATTATTATGAATCCGCTGGATTCATATGTAGAGCAAGAAGTTAAAGACGAAGTTATAAGAATATGCACTAAAGATCCTAGGATCAATATTCAAGAAATTTTTACTACAGTGCTTGATCATACGATTAGAGTGCAAGTCCAATTAACTCTTAAGCCTTTTCTAGATGAAGAAACCCTGCTTGTGGAATACACACAGGATAGCAGAGAGATTTAAACATGGCAACTAGCAACAGACAAAACAACTTATTTGCGGCGGAAGATTGGGATATAGCCTACAAGGCATACAGTAATGTAAACTTCCAAGCATATGATTTTGAAACTATTCGTACAGCAATGGTAGAATATATCAGAACTAATTTCCCTGAAAACTTCAACGATTATATTGAAAGCTCAGAGTTTATTGCTATTATAGAATTACTTGCATACTTGGCTCAAAGTATCGCATTTAGAATGGATGTTAACACCAGAGAAAACTTTTTAGAAACAGCAGAGAGAAAAGATTCTGTTTACAAACTTGCAAGACAGTTAGGATATAATCCTAAAAGAAATATTGCCGCAAGTGGATTACTAAAAGTTGTAAGTATTAGCACCACACAGCCATTAACGGATAGTGCAGGCACACAAATAGGTAACAGAGCTGTTACTTGGAATGATGCTAACAATCCGGACAGTTACGAGCAGTTCATTACAATAATGAACAATGCCTTTGGCAATGTCAACAGATTCAGTAAGCCAGTTAAAACTGGTTCTATTAACGATATTATTACCGACTTATATGAAATTAACACTCAAATAAATGCGCCATTTGTTTACAAGTTTAAAAAGAATATAAACGGTGTAAGTAGGGATTTTGAAATTGTAAATGCAGATTTCGAAGATAATAATTTTTTCTTCGAAAAGCATCCTGACCCTTCAGACAACTTTGGTATAATCCATCGAAATGACGGGATGGGTCTTTCTAGTGCAAATAACGGATTCTTCTTGATGTTCAAACAAGGAGTATTGCAAACAGAGAGTTACGATTTTGAAACTCCAGAAGAAAACAGATCGCAAACAATTGCGGTCGACGGTATTAATGAAAATGATGTATTTTTTCAACAAGTAAGTACAATCGGTGGTGTTTTGTCCAAGTGGAAAAGAATTCCTAACACAGTTGGACAAACACTTCAGTACAATACTTTAGCAAAAAACTCGCCCAACTTATATGCTGTTCAAAACTTAGGCACAGGCGGTATTAAATTACAGTTTGCTGATGGTAACTTTGCAAATGTTCCAGTAGGAAACTATAGAGCATTTTATAGAGCAAGTGCTGACGAAAGGTATAGTATACAGCCAGATGATATCGGCAATGTTTCAACTGACATTACTTATGAGACACCCACTGGTGAAAAATATGTGTTAACTATTACTGCTAGACTACAAACTAGTATTAATAATGCATTACCTTCAGAGACATTAGCAGGCATAAAAGAAAGAGCACCACAGGCATACTATGCCCAAGACAGAATGGTGTCAGCACAAGATTATCAAGTGTTACCTTTAGCAAAAAGTAGTAACATTAGAAAACTAAAAGTTACTAATAAAACACATGCTGGACATAGCAGGTATATCGATATTACCGATCCTACTAGCACGTTCCAGACGACAACAACTATTGCTGAAGATGGGGCATTGTACAAAGAAGATTCCCCACAGAGCTACTCATTTATCATTGATGGGAACAATACAGCATCCGAACAAATTGAAAAAGTATTCACAACTTATTTGAAGAATTTAGAATTGAGAGATTTTATTTACAGTGATTTTAGAAATAAGTGGGTTGAAACACAACCAAATAAATTTAAGTTAGATCAGTACGGCATAGTATGGAAGACTTTGCCTAAGACAACTGAAAACGACACAGGGTATATGACAGAAACATTTACAACCACTGGCACAATAAGTGATGTAAATATTTCCAAAGTAGCCTTGGCGCTTATACAACCAGGACACATGATAAAATTTGTAGATCCTGAAGATATTACGAAATACAAATGGGTTAAAATTGTTTCTGTTAGAGATAACGGCAGACGTGTTAGCTCTAGTACTACAGCAAACGGTCCATTTGCATTAAGCGAAAATGTAAGAGACGGTTGGGTTGGAAAGGAAATTATTACTACATTAAGAAGTAAGTTCTACGAAGTTGAAGCAACAAGAATTGCTACGGCAATTGGCAAAAAACAATCATTTGGTATTGGATACAATGCTACTACTGATACATTTTATGTTGTCAATAACAACGACATTGATTTGAGCAGAACATTTGATATAGGTAACGCAGAAGACACTTCAGGCAACAACAGAGATAGAAGTTGGATTATGAAGTTTTCATATGAGCCAGTCGATACATTGTCATTTAGATATAATGTGGAATTAAGAGGCACAAAATATATATTTGAAAGTTATGAAGATTGTAGATTTTATAATATCAATCAAAACAGAATTGTAGACAGTTTTACAGGTAGAGCAAAATACGACACATTGGAACTAACAACTCTTAACAGTCAAGGTCAAACACAAGAAGGGTTTGAATGGAGAGATACTACAACGCCTACACCAGACTACATCGGTGATAAATGGTATTCAACAAAAGACGGTGTTAACTTTAATGATATTCCATTAAAATCTAGAAGTGTAAATTACAGTCAAGTTGAGTTTACATTGAACTCAAACTTTGGTATATTCAAAAATGGCGATTCTAGTGGTAATACTTTTGTACACAACCTAACTATACCTTTAGGCTCTAACTTCGATACATCAGATCTGACAAGTAACATCAATGTTACTATTGCAAACAGTACAGGTGTTGTACACTCACTGCCTAGCAAGTTAGACATAGACTTTAATAGTACAACATTTGGATTTCCAATATTAAATGCTAGTGGTAACATTGTATATAAACATAACACTGCATTGTTTGAATCCAATATAGAATCAAATGCAGGCGGAGGTCACATTTATGTTTCTAACGCAAATGCTTCTGCACAAACAGGTACATTAACTATTACTAACTTTGATAGTACTAGACACTATGCTATTGACAGTTCAGGCTTATCAAGTAAAGATATTATTAATGTAGACTATGTGAGATCAAAAGATAGGCTAGAATCGCCTATTGTGTGGAGTGCTGTTAAGAACTTTATATATGCAGATGGTCATACAGATGCAAGAAAAGTACAAGTAACTCCATTTAATTCAACCAATGACGATAGTCCAGATAATCCTGTTCAATTCGATGAGTTTGTTGGACCAAACGATATTGTTATTTTTGAAGACTTTGATAGTTTTGACGGCTACACATATACGAAGCCTGTTAAGACAGGCATATTGGACTTACGCAGAGAGCCAGGTGTAAACTTTAGTGCAACAAGAGATAAAATTGCAGGTAATTCTACTGGCAGTGCGTTGAATTTAACAGGCACATATTATTCCCTAGCAGACTATGATATTATTTTAGTTAAGACAAAAGCCATTGTGGATACATTTAATAATACACAAGGTAAATTACATAACAAAAAAGTTTATGCAAAAGATACAGGCAAAATTTACCTACTATCTTATAGCAGTACAAACCTAGACGTAGTCAATAACTACGAAAGCTCAAAACACAGAGCTAAAGTTGGTAAAAGTTTTACACAAGATACAAATAATTCTACGCAAGAAAGTGTAGTATTTAAATGGAACCACATAGCAAATAACGATATGCGAATAGATCCTAGTATTAGCAATGTACACGAATTTTTCGTGCTAACAGACAACTACTATGACCAAGTACTTTCGTATGTTAATGTTCCAGGAACACCATGGCCAGAAGAGCCATCCACATTAGAACTTGAAACAGAGTTCCAAAATTTACAAACTTACAAAGCGGCTAGTGATCAAATTTTATTCAAGAGTGGCAGATTTAAGTTATTATTCGGTAACGATGCATTAGCAGAGTTACAAGCAAGATTCAAGGTAGTAAGATTACCAGGTACCTCGTTAAGCGACAACGAGATTAAAACCAAAATTGCTTCTGCTATTACTAAATATTTCAGTATAGATAATTGGGAATTTGGCGATACATTTTACTTTACAGAATTAAGTAGTTACATACATCAACAAGTAGGTAACTCAATTGGTAGTATTGTTATTGTGCCCAAGAAAACATCAGGCGTATTTGGAGATTTATTTCAAGTGAAAAGCGACAGTGACGAGTTATTCTTAAGTACAGCATCTGTCGACGACATTGACATAGTTGACAAAATTACTAAAGACAATATTAAACCTGCAAGTGGTACTCCAACATTTACTTCATATGAAAATCCAGAAAGTGAAATTGGCCCGTTTGCAATCAACGGTTACTATCCGTTGTATCCAACTAAAGAAGCATCAGACTTTGTGGGTAACGGAACATCTCATACACATGAATTCTTTGGAAAGACATTTTATATGCCTAACGGCATAACAACGTACATGGGCAACTATGTAGCAGAAGAAGGTACGAATACAGCAACTACTACAACAGACAATGTAATCAATAATCAGATTACAGGTTCTAGTGCAAGTAGTTCAAGCAATAACTCAAGCGACTCAAGTGGATATTAATAAACATGGCTGATAAAAAATATACAAAACTTCCCGTAATTCACCAGACTCCTGTAATAAAGAATTTTTTCGATACTACAGTAGAGCAACTTTTTAGTAAAGCAAACGTTGAGTCAATGTCTGCTTATGTGGGCAGGCGCGAAGAAGACTTATTGGATGCAAGAGATACATATATTTTGCAACCAACTGCTGATAGGGATAAATTTAGTTTAGAACCAGCAGTAAGCTCAATTGACCAAACAACAGGTAAAAGTACAAATATCATGTTCTATGAGGACTATATTAATGTACTTAAAAGTTATGGTGTTAATACACTAAATCAAAATAGTATCTTTGATACTGAAGCGTATACGTTTTTACCACCAATAAGTATTGATAAATTCGTTAACTATCAAGAGTATTTTTGGAGCCCAAACGGCCCAACACCAGTTATTGTAGAAGGCACAGATACAAACCCTATAAACATTGAAAAAGATATTGTAGGTAAAAAGTCATTTACAACACCGAGCGGAGTTGAACTTAAATCAGGAATGGTTGTTACCTTTTCTGGAAACTATGTTATACCAAATAAATTCAAGAACGAAAAACGATTTATTGTAGAAGGTGTAGGCGAGAGTATTATACTGCATGACAAAGAACAAAACTTTGCAACTGTGTTCAGTACTGAAGACTATATACCGTTTGACCAAACTATAATTGATAGTGATGATGACCTCGTTGCAACAGTACCAGACGGCACAACAGAATTTAATAGTGGCGGCTTAGCAGGTGTTGAAAACTATGTTTCAACAGCAGGACAAAATAATTGGCCTACTTCGGACTATGCATTTGATCAAACAGATCCAGATACAGGCATTGCACTGTGGGGAGGATATGTTGCACCCTTAGGCACACAACTTGTATATACTGTAGGCGGAGAAGGCGCTTATGATATCGAGCCTTTTGACAGTGATAACACTCAGGAAAATCCAGACTATATTATTATGGAGCGTGGAGCAACTGATAACAACGTATGGAGCAGAATTAACTTTTGGCATCATAAGAATAATTTCTTAGATGTTGGAGACCAATTACCTCCAAAAGGCAAACGTGCAGTAAGACCTATTATAGAATTTGACAGAAATATCGAATTGTACAACTTTGGTACTACAGGTAAATTTTCAGTAGACATGAGTACAGAAGGTTATCTGCAATCAGAAGTAGTTGGGCGTCCAACAGGAGCGTCAATTGATTCGGTAACATTACAACCTGGTAATACAATACTACTTGCAAGTGACGATGCGTCTGTTTCCCAACATGCATACATCATTAATGATGACGGTGCAGGCAATGTAGCATTATCTAAACTAGCAGACGAAAGTAGCCCTGCAGGATTATTAGACGGTGATGCAGGTTTTATACCTTACGTTGCACAAAAAGGTGACGTAATCACAATTAAATTTGGTGCTAGATATCAAGGTATAGAATACTACTGGTCAGGCACTGAATGGATAGCAGGACAGCAAAAGACAAAAATTAATACACCAATTGAATTTGTTATGTACGACTCTAACAAAGTTAGACTTGACAATGATGCATTGTACCCTAACAGCACATTTACAGGTAATAATATCTTTGGATATACACCAGCAAACGCAAATAGAACAGCAGATCCTATTTTAGGATTTCCTTTAGAGTATAAAAACTTTAATAACTTTAGTGAAATATCCTTTACAAACCATCTAGATGATTATTTTGAATCGTATGTTCCTTTCGGTGGAACATCTAAGTCTCAAATTAAAGGCTACATATATTATAAGAAAAATAATAATGATGTAACATACGATACAGCATGGAGACCACTAGAAGACAAACTACAGCAACGTGTAGAAGACAGATATGTCATAAGCGATAGTGATTTTGAAACGGCTAGAAGGTTGTATCATATATCAGCAGTACCTACAAATTCAGATAGTGATATTGCAGGCTTAGTAGAGAAAAGTATTAGAGTGTATGTTAACGGTATTAGAACAGAACTGTTCTCGTACGACAGCGAACAAATTGCTATTAAGTTTAGCAGTTTTACATTTAGCAGATTAGATATAGTTGATATATTTACTGAAACAAAAACTGGTTACTTTATTAATGCAAAAACAGATGGCAGATATCACGTACCAGGTAGTTGGCATTCGAACTTAGACAATGCTGATATTCTTTCGATATCGCAACCTGAATATTTAGAGCATTTTAAAAACTTAATGGAGTTTCAAGAAGATGCAAAAGGTGATTCTCTAGGTGCAAACAACTCTGCAGACATAAAAACAGAATTAAAATATGCAGACAAGATTTTACAGACTGATGATGATTTAAGATTGTCAGCATTCTTATTCAGCAACGATAAATTTAATATCAAAGACAGTATGGATTTTGTTGCTGAGGAATACGTTAAATATAAAAACAGATTAAAGAAAGAGATTGTTAACTTTGTAAACAGTAATGATTACAGTACTATGTCTTACGGTGAAATGCTAGAGCTAGTAATAGAAAATGTTATAGCATATAATCAAGGTAAGAATGTATTCGACGATACATTCATGATAGCATTCGGTGACAAGTATATCGAAGAAAAAATTATTATTAACAATGTGCTAACAAAAGAATACACTTGTTCGCATTACTTGGATTTATTAAAAATTGATAACACCGTTTATGTATACGAAACAGACGGTACAACACCCGACAAACTGTTGTGTGCTGATATCGACTATGCTGTAAGTTCTAGCAACGGTGTTGTTACAATTACATTTACAAACGGTTACACGCCAACACTAGGCAACACTATTAAAGTTAGACTATATGATGCTAACAGAGAAAGTGCCCAAGTACCGGCAACACCTAGTGCATTGGGAATGTACCCTATCACATATCCAGAGATTGTAACTGATGCATCATTTGTTAGTCCTATAAAGATGGTAGTAGGACATGATGGCAGTAAGTCTGTTGCACTAGATGATGTACACGACTTTATATTGTTAGAATTTGAGAAAAGAGTTTACAATGCCACACTACAACAGTTTAGGAATTCTGATAGTTTACCTGACTTAAATGTTACAGACATTAGACCAGGTAGATTTAGAACAACAGGCAGAAACAGAGACGAATTTTATGCATTGTTACGTTCTAACTTCAACAACTACATCACAAGAAACAACGTAGATTTTGTTAAGAATGAATTTTACAAAGAAGACAACTTATGGACTTGGAATTATAATGCTGGGACGCCTAAGCCGGCTTACTGGAGAGGAATATTTGAATCATGCTATGATACAGAACGCCCTCATACACATCCTTGGGAAATGATAGGATTTACTAGAAAACCTACATGGTGGGAAACAACATACGGCACAGATTATAGTTCAACTAATGTTAATTTATGGGCTGACTTAGAACAAGGTATTATTAGACAAGGCAACAGAGAAAATGTAACTAACAGTAGATACAAAGAAAATAATCCATACAGACGTATTGGATTGGCGTATGAGCTACCTGTTAACGCAAGTGGCGAGTTGATTGCACCTGCTAATATTATTAGCACAACAGCAACAACAAAATCGATTAATTGGGCCTCGACCACAAGCGGTACTTCATCTGCAGATGCAGATACAATTTTAGATGTTGACGGTTTAAGTGTTTGGGAAGTAGGCACAGTGATGAACATAACAACACATAATGTTATGAATCATCCAGTAGGCAACTTTCCTACATCTGACAATGCTAACACAATAGAAGATAAATCTTATTCGTACACAATAGAATCGTTTGTAGGACGAGTAGATCCTAGTAGTTTAGGAACAAATTATGCAAACGCAACTTCAACTAGCAACACTGCAATTGGTCTAGCAACTAACGGTGCATTAATTACTAATGCTAACTCAGGTATAGCACACAGCGATAGCACTAACTTTACTTACAACAACATGTTTAGAAATGAAGTTAGCAGAGATACAGCCGGCGGCGCACCTGACAATAACGGCATTTACGGATATATTCAACCTAGCCCACAGGCAGTTGGATTGGACAACTGGAATACAACTGCTCATTCACCTATAGTAGGTTGGGCATTTGATGGTTTCCCAATTTACGGACCGTACGGATACTCAGACAGAGCAAATGCTTCGAGTAGCATTAAAAGAATAGAAAGTAGTTACAGTTTAAAAACAACAGCGAGGTCAACAATAGGTGGCTTGCCTACCGGAGAGTTTGTAGAAGACTACGAGTACAATTCTGCAACTGGTGACCTTGATGCATACAATGGCCGTCACGGCATAACTCCTGAATTTCCTGGAGGCACATATTACTATGTTGCAACTATAGATACTGACAGCAAGCCAGCATATCCATACACAACAGGACCAAGTTTTGCATCAATACCGAGAACTGTTAGTACAAATAATAACGGTACTGCTACTACCCAGGATCAGACTCTTGCAACGTTTACTGCTTTAAGTACATTAAGTACAGCATACTCAGTAAACACAGAACTTACAAATAAAAATTGGAAATTTGGAGACAATGCTCCTGTAGAAAATGCATGGAGAATCTCAGAAGGTTATCCATTTGCGGTTATGCAGGCGCTATTATTAGCACAGCCTGGTAAGTTTGCCAGTGTGTTCTCTGATCCAAGAAAACCGTTTAGAGGTCTTGCTAACTCTAAACAATTATTAGATAGAGATACAAAGAGACGAATTAAAACTAAATTAGCAGACATACATGGCGAAGTTACTGCATCAGAACAAACAGTTTATACTGTGGGCTTTACGCAGTTCATCCATGCATTTATGAAATTCCAAGGTCTTAACACAACAGCAGAATTTGTTAAACCTTACAGATCAATTATAAGCAAACTTGGTCATAAATTTGCTGGCTACATAGACAAAGATACTATGACAGTGTTCAGTGATAGTTACAGTTCAACTGGTAACAGTTCAAGTTTAATATTACCTCAAGAAGATATTGAAATAAATGTGCATGTAGGACCTTACAGCACAACAAACGATTTTACTGGTGTATTAATTACTTACACAACAGACGGCAAGTACAAGATAGACGGCTATAACTCAGTGAAACGTTTCTTTGAAATAGAAGAAAGTAATATTAATGGCCCACAATCAGAAGTTTCTGTTGGCGGAGAACCTGTTGCATTTGGAAATTATAGCAACAGTACAAATTACCAAATAGGCACAGTAGTAAAATCCGGTTATAACTTTTATAGAGCAAAAGAGTTTGCTGGAGCAGGCAGTGTTGTAACAGACACATCAGTTTGGCAGAGACTACCTTCATTGCCAATGACTGGTGCCGCCGAAGCAACATTATACTTAACAGGCACAGGTACAATTAAGAAAGTTGAATATGGCACAGTGTTTGATACTGTTGACGAAGTATTTGACTTCTTAAATAGTTTAGGCAGAAAGCAAGAAGCAATGGGTTACGACTTCGGCGAGTTTAACGGAGATATTAATGATGTTAACAACTGGCTATATAGCGGAAGGCAATTCCTGTTCTGGAGCATAGGCAAATGGGCCGCAGGTAACACATTAAGTTTAAGTCCATTAGCATCTGGAGTCAAGTTTACAGCACCAATTGGTAGAGTAAGCAAAATTATTGACGTTGACCAAAGTCAATACAGCATATTGGATCAAGAAGGCAGATCAATAAAAACTTCCGAGTGTGAGATTATTAGAGATACAAATAAGATTACTATTAATCCACCTGAAGGCAAACAGATTTACGGTGTAATATTATACACAAATGAAATTGAACATGCAATGGTATTATCAAATAAAACTATATTTGGTGATACAATATTTGACAACGTTTTAAGTCAAAGACAACGTAGAATAAAAATTAAAGGTAAACGTACTGCTAATTGGAACGGCACATTAACAGCAGACGGCTACATTATCACAGACAATGGCTTAAAGCCAAACTTTGATACACTTGCAGGCGACATGGGCAAATATAATGAGATTGGACATGTACCAGTTGAGAAACAACTATACGAAGCAAGTAGAAGACAATACGGATATGAAGAAAGAAAATATTTAAGAGAATTTGAACTTACGCAAGATGACCAGTATGATTTTTATTCTGGCATGATTAGAAGTAAAGGTACTAAGAATAGTATCGAAGTATTACTTAACAGCGACAAAGTTCTTGTTCCAGGTAGTGTCGCAGTTTATGATGAATGGGCTCTTAAAGCGGGCGACTTCGGTGACATAGAAAACTACCAAACAATAGATTTAAAAATTACAGAAAGTGAAATAACAAACGAAAGACAACTTATACAAGTTGCTTACCCAGAAGACATTGTTAGTAAAGTTAACGAAGTGGAAGTACTTGATAGAACAACTAAATTCTACCAAAGACCATTCTTAGAAATTGAACCGCCTCCTGCAGACATTCCAGGAAGTTTTGAATATGGTGGCGGCACAACTGCTAAAGCAACAGTTAATATCGGAACAGATGGAAGAATATCTGATGTTACTGTAGATGAACCAGGATACGGATATACTATTAATCCTAGTGTAACAGTAGTTGCGGCACAGTTGTTTACAGCAAATATTACTACAACATTCTTGAAACCATATGCTGTTTCTACAAGCAATATAACAGTTGCAGATTTAACTTCAGCTGGTAATATTTTAATTACAGATAATTTTAGTTCTAATGTAAACACTGTTATTGATCTAAGTTCAGTTACTACTGTAGAAGATGTTGCTAACGCAATTAATTCAACAAACGATATTAGTGCAAATATTTCAGCAACGTTTACTAGAACAGCAGGTGCAGGAATTGAAGAATTCTACTTAACAATTAAGGGCAGTGACTTTACACTAGCAGAGCAAGGTGCCGGCACAACGTTAGAAAGCACATTAAACTTACCTGCAAAACGGTACCAGCCGAGACAACGTTACAGTTTCGAAACTGCAAACAGCACAACGTTTAGTGATATTATTGTTTCTGTTGACGGCGCAACTACAACAGGTAATGTTGTAGGCTCAGCGGGTTCGCATGATTGGGAGTTTGACGAAGGTAGCAGAACAACCATTGTTACTAACTCATTATTATCAGGTAACGTTTCACAGAGCTTTACATTTACACCAGTAAGTGTTAGTGACGGTATAACAACAACAAATGAAATAGCCGCAGACAATTTACAAATTATTAACGGCAGTTATCCTCATGTCGATGTAGAAATTAATGGTATTAAACTACCAGAAACTAGCGAAGAAGCATTATACACAATTACTAGTAATGTTTCCTCAGGGGAATCTACTATAACATTCCTAGACTGTGGTGCTATTCCTGGTTCACCCATACAGCCTAATTCAACTATAGAAATTATTGAACGTGGCACAATTGATTTAGAAGACTCATATCAAGGTGACTTACCTGGTTCATCGATGAACATTAAAGTATTCGCCAACGATGCATTAGCGGCTAAGTTAACGCAGATAAGAACATTTGAAATTTATCCAGATTCCAAAGATGATGCAACAATATTAATTGATGTTGATGATCCTCAGAGATTGACAGTAAGACCTTCTGACATGGCAGAGAAAGGCTTATGGCCTATGACATCAAGTGTTAGTTATGTAGGCATGGTAGACAGCAAGTATGCGCCTTTACCTAACTCAGGTTATGTATCAAAGTATAATGTACAGTACCAAGCATTCGACATTTATGATTTTGAAAACTTGTTTGATGTTACTAAAATTACTAAAACATACAAATTGCCAAAAGTAAACGACATGGTTCACTTTGCAAAAGGCGAGCATGAAGAATTTGAAGTTTATAAACTTACAGACACTGGTGCAAATATTTCGTATGTAGAATACGACAACACTGTTGGGACATCGTTCCTTTGGGCAGACGTTAAGTTGTCCGATATTATTCTAGACAACAATATGATGCCTGCCACTGCTGGAACATTTGTAACAGGTGAGCAATACATAATTGTAACAGAAGGTTCAACTGACTTCACACTAATTGGAGCCGCAAACAGTATTCCAGGCACAACATTTACTGCAACAGGCGTTGGAGCTGGTAACGGTACAGCATCTTTAAGCACAGACTATGACCACACTAAATGGTTTGATCAGGTATTAGCACTTAAAGGCGACAACGTTATATCGGACTCGTATAAAGACTTAGTATCATTTGACGGCAACCCGATATATGTAACAGAACAAGCAGAAGTAGACCATCCTGTAACAAGATTTATAAGCGAAGAAAAAGTTGCTGAACAATCGGTTGAGATGGGCAATATCCAATACACAATTCCAGCAGTTAATTCAATTCTCGAGATTAGACCGCAACTAAGTGGTAATATTATAAGTGCTGAACCAGTTGCATTACAACATGCATACCAGTTTGCTAGAGCAACAGTCCCTACAACAACAGACATAACAATCTTTAGAAGTGTAGATGCTGTACCTGATATGAGAGTTGTTAACAACCAATTAACGTTTACAATTAATAACGGTCACACAACTGGAGTTGCAATTGGGCATTATTTAAAGTTTAACGACAACAGCGGATCAAATTTAAACGGAAACATATTCCAAGTTGCAAATCTAACAGGTGCTGGCGATGTACAATTATATGCTAACACAACAGTATTAGGCGGCATGACTAACACAGTGCCTAAAGCAAACATTAGTTTTATAAACTTTGGTAAAAACAAAACAGGCAATACAAGTATTGATTATGATGTACAAATGTATTCACCTAAACATGAGTTTAGAACAGGCACCGAGATTGTGTTTGATGTCGATAATATGGGTGGTAGTGCAGGCGAAGTATTTACAGTTAAAGCAACTACTGACGACACATTTACAGTTGGCTCTAGACTATATGGCACTAATTCATCATTGAATGTAATCACAGATAGTGCAAATGTTTCATTAGCAAAAACAACACTAAAGATTACAGCAGTTCCAAACAGCCTTTCAACTATGGGCCATAGTAACGAAGAAATATCAGACGCCTTAATTAACGGCATAACAGTTAGATTCAAAGATTCTTCAGGTACTGAGTTAGCAGATGCCAGTTTTGCTCCAAAGAATATTAGAGCAGAGAAAGTTCTTAATAAAGATTTGATATCAGACAGTGTAGGTAAATTAGGAAACATATCTGTTCCTGTACAAGGCACTGTTGAGAGTAGTGTTACAAGCGGCACAATAGTAGATGTAACAACACCTGCAATTGTTGAACCGGGAATGTATTTGTTCCATGAAAGTATAGAGGAACCAGTAGAGGTTCTAAGTGTTAATTTCGATCTTGATAACGAAGGTTCTGAACCTGTAAAGTTAATTAAAAGTGCTAACGCAACAACTAATACACTTACATTATCAAGTACATCAAATATCCGTGTAGGCGACTTTATTACACTAACAGGTGTAATAGATGCCGAAGAGGACACAGTAACAGTAGCAAGTATATCAGGAAGAGACATAACGTTGTCACAGGGCATTACATCAGTTACAACGGTGGGTATAACACCAGAAGGCGAACCGTATAATATTTTATGGGACGAAACACAATTTGATTATTACGATATTACTCTAGCTGATGGCAGAGTAATTAATAATAACGATACGTTGAAGTTTAGGCATAAAGGCGATGGTCAAGTTGCTAATGTTACAGTTAAGAACACAGTAACATTGTCCTCAAACGACACAATAGAATTTGCAAAAGCGATTCGCGAAATAGTTCCAGGTATTCCTGCAGAGATGGTAGACCTTGTTGTGTTCGATATTGAACCTGATACTTACACAGGCGGTAACTTAGACGAAACAAACTTATCGTTCACAATCAACGAAGCAACAAAAATTACAACAGATGCAGATCTATCTACACTTGAAAATTTAGATTACGTGAAAATTAATAAACTGTCGCCTGAACTTATTATACAAAAAATAAGAAAGGTCGACACTACAACAAATAGTTTTGTTGTACTAGATACAATGTTAGCACCTATAGAAGATGAATTTACTGTGGCAACTGGTGTTACAGCAGATACGAGTGTAAGCATAGTAGGTACTACTAATAGACTAGTTATTGGAATGAATGTTAGTGGCACAGGTGTTCCAGCAAATACAAAAGTTGAGGCTGTATCCGACAACGAAACAGATATTACATTAACAAATGCAGTTACATTGAGTGCAGGTGACATAATACAAACTACAATGACAATGTATGAAGAAGCAACATTTATGAGTGCAAACACAGTTATTACAACTAGAGAAGACCACTCATTTGCAATAGACGGATCAGACAAGTTAATAGGAAAAGAAATAACAGTAAATGCGTTTGAACCTGATTATTATAATAATACATTCACAGTAGTTGATATTCCAACAGCAAATACAATAGTTGTTGACTACCCTGGATTTGCACACCCATACGAAATAGGCGGCGAAACATATAGTTCTAAATTCGGATATCTTATGTGGGGAGAAGATGCTGGAAAATTAACAGGTAAAGACGGCTTTATTCCGTTCTTGGTTGCAGACCATTTAGGTGATATTAAAATGAATGGGGCAGATGTTGTTAAGGGTGTTTACCCGTGGCACAGTGTAGAACAATATGCCAATGACATCAGAGATACTATGTACAGCAAAGCTGGTTCAGTAGTTAAGAAAGGCTCCATGGGTATTCGAATTGATTTTATGAACATAAAACAAGCAGTAGCGGCATACCAAGCGGCAGGTGGCAAACCTGGTGCACGACCTGGTGCAAAGGCGGCACCATTGCCAGTCGGAACAAAGAAAACAAGTACAGCAAAAGCTACACCGCCTGTAACAGCAAAAGCAGGACCTAGTGCTCCACCGCCTGAGCCAGCAAAAGCCGGTAAACCACAAAATCAATTTACTGATCAGGCTGATGTTATTAACACAGTCCGCGGGCAATGTGGCGTAACTACAGACAAAGAACCTACACTAACACCACAAGAAATTGCAAATTCGGCATTGTTAGAAGGGCTAACAAATCTTGTAGATAATATATTGCCTCACCAACAAGCAATGGTACAACCACAAGCACAGAATTACTTAAACACTAAACAAATGGGATATTCGTTAGGCGGCGGACAACTTACAAACGACAGCATTACTTACGGTGACGGTGGCAGTAAGTGGGGCACTCAGCAATCTGTATATAATTACAGTACAGGTGCATGGGAGTCGGTAGACGTAGGAACATCTTGGACACGAGACGGCGTAACATATACAATGAAGGGCGACGGAACAATTGAGGGTGACGATGGTACAATATGGGTAACATCAGCAACAAGAACTCAGAAAGGATCAATGGGTGCATTAGGAGATCAGTACGCCAATTACGGTAAAAAATACGGCGGCTCCGATGGGTTGACATTTGGTGGTGGTAGCAGTACTCCATTGACAGGTAAAATTGCATTGTTTAATGACGTAGCGTTAGGCGAAACGGTTCAAGACAGACCGGGACTTAGCATCGAACATGCAGATTATAATTGTGCAGAATTAATAACACATACACATAATTATGAACTGCAAAGCGAGACATGTTGGCTAGATGCAAATGGCAAGAATCCGACAGGCAAACAAAGGCAAGTATGGAAGTGTACGACAGCTGATCAACCTCATTTAGGTATATGTGATAAAAAGATAGATACACGATATGTAGAAGGTATCCAAAGTTGCTACAGCCCTTATGCAGACGCCTTTAAAGCTACATGGGATAAAGACGTTGCTAATGAAGGTACATCTGCAACATTTACTGTAACTGCTGACAACGTTGTAGCAGGTGAAACAGTTGAAGTTGATGCAACTGGTTCTGTGAATCTAGCAAACAATATTTCGCGAGATATATCAGGTGGATTAGTAACTCCATTTACTATGACATTCAGTGTAGATGGGAACGGTAAAGGTACTGCAACAAAAACAGTAACATTTGTTAATGATAGTACAACAGAAGGACAAGAAACATTAAGATTCCAACTACGAGCAACAACAAACAAAAACAGTAATACTGGAAGACCGGCTGATACTGTTGCAGTAGGAGATACAAGTCTAGATCCAATACCAACATATACACTTATAAGTGCAGATAAAACCCGAGTAAGTGAAAACGGCGAGAGAATACAGTTTATAGTAGAAGGTAAAAATTTATCACCAAATGCATCTCTAACAGCCACAATGACAGGCGTACAACGTTCTGACTTTGATAGTGGCGGCGATTTATCTAACTCAATGACACTAACATTTAACATGGTTTATATCGGTGCCGCAGGAATATGGCGTGGTGTTGCAGAAGTAATGACAAAACAAGATGAGACAACAGAAGGTGCAGAAACATTAACACTAACACCAGCTGGAGCAGACTCTAACGGAGCAAGTGTAGGATTAACAGGTAGTGCTTCTATAGGAACAGTGAGTGTTGTGATTGACGATACTTCGCTAAGTCCAGTGCCTGATTTCGAAGAAGTAGATTACTACTTGTATCATTTAAATGGTCCTACAACTGAAACCACAAGTTTCCACTTAGCGGCAGATACTAGTATTAACAAAACATTAAACATATTCTTTAACATGTACGGTGCGGCTGATAGAATGGATGTGTACCAAGGTACTACTAAAGGTAACAAACAAAGACTTGTTGCATCAACATCTACTAACCCAAACTGTACTACACTGACAACAGCAGAAAGAAATAGATTTGACAATATAAAAACAAACCTAAGTGGTGAAGGCACCACCGGATCAGTTGATATGGGCGGCGTCACAAGCGGTGGTGGTAGAAAGAATGTAGGTAAATGCTTCTTTAACTACAGACCCGGTAACGGAAGATGGATAACAGTTGTAACTAAAAGAGCTGTAGGTGGCTCAAATTCTTCTGTATTCCTTTGGGCCGCAGATAGATTCTTAATAGACAGAGGACAAAATCCTTGGTACTTCGAAGCATCAAATAGTTCCAACGGTGCCGGTGCTCCATCTGGTACTGGATCATCTGGCGGAGCATCTAATCAAGGCGGTGGCAGTAACTCTGGCGGTAATACTCATCAAAGAAAAAATAGCAACACAAATAACCAGGGCTGTACATCAGTACAGTATAATACAGTAAATAGTGCCAAAACTGGTAGTACTACACATAAGGTTAATCAGACTGGACAGAACACCGCAGTAAATCCAGTAGCACTGGCACAATTTAACGGACTGACACTCCCACTTTTAGGTTTCCATATCGGCATGGTAGGTAATGGCCCGGGATTAGGTACTAAGCCTAATATTCGAAGTGCAGGACAAACTACCACAGTTAAACGTTTTGATAACCAGGAATCATTTTTTAAAGGTAGTATAACAGCAAGTGCAACTAACTTTAATAATACAGGAAATCAGCCTACAGGTCCACTAAGTGGCAGACCGTCATTTGCGGCGGCAGATGGTTCGTTTGTGCCAAGCACAAAATCACCGATACCAGATAACAGTGCGTTTAATCCGCATAGTAATCCTCAAAAGCCTAAGCCACGTGTAATGACAATTTCACTATTAAAGAAAAATAGTACAGGAATGTATGGACCTCTTATCGCAGGAGCGTCACAGGCGGCATTGGATATACCGATGGACGAATACTGTATGGGTAAGAAAGTTAAGTTCTGTGCAACTAATAAATGGATAGACCCAGGTAGTAATGGTCCGAATGGTGTTGCTACAGGGCATTCTATATATAGTGTGAGAGCAGGTGACTCGTTTTGGATTAATAGCACACAAATAACATTAAATGGTGTAACAGATACGGCAAGTATGAGAGCGGCTATTGAGCAATCATCACTTGGAGGAACAGTCGACGTAACAGAGGTAGATGACGGTTCCGGCGGTCGCTGTGTTGAAGTTAGAATGAGAGACAATACTCCAGACCCAATAATTTTAAGAAATGGTTGTAAAGGCGGAGAATTAAAAGAAGTACTAGACTATACTGTTAATAATAAAAAGAATTACGCCTATAGTGAGTCAACAACACTTGCAGGCACTAGAACAAGCACAACAAATGTAAGTACAGATATATCAGCTGATACAGATTCAAATGCTAACACGGCTGACGTAAAAGTTGGTTCGGTTTCAACAACAGCATCAGGCACTGATTATATTACAAATACTATAACAGCACAACAACGTCTGCAGAGAAAAGTTCCTTCTACTATAACGCAAGGATTTAATGGCTCAGGTTACGTCTTCGGCGATATTTTAAGAGCTGTAGGTGGCGTAGCAGTAAGTCAGCAAAGTAATCCAGCATTTAGTGGAGGCGAAGGACTTGGTATATACGGAATAAGTTTTGCTAAAGGCGGTTTTGGATACGGAAAAATGAATCCAGCAACAGGCGAATATGAGAATGATGGCAGTACAAGAATTATTGTTGGCGGGCCTGGACAGAGTGGTTATGGATTTGAATTTGACGAACGTGATATTAAAGTTGATCCGGTGACAGGTGCACTAATTGGAGTTAGCTGGACTGACGGCGTTACTAATTACAATGGTCTACCAGCTATCCCTACAGGAAATAACAACGGTACAGGCTTGTTTGGTCAAGGTTATGTATATAATAATCCTCCGAGTGTGACTATTATTGGCAAAGGTAGAAAAGCCGTAGGCAGAGTAATTTTTAATTCCGATGCACCTTCTTCAGCTGAAGAAGTAGCAGTATTTAAAGTTACAAGAGTAGATGATGACGGTGCTATTGTAGATTTAAAAATACTAAACAGAGGACTATACCAAACATTCCCAGGTGACCTTAATAGTGGTGTTCCGTTAGAATACCATATTCAAAAAGAAAATTCAGATAGTTCCGGTGGTGGCGGCCTAAGTTTTTCCCCGGCGGCACCTGGAACAGTTGCACCAACTAACCGTAACGCAGGTAAAGGCGGAAGAGTATTCTTAACAGGAAGATTAATAGGCGATTGCACACAAAAAGGCACAGCAATCCAAGACATGGGTTTAGAAGAAGGCGAACAAAAAGGCAGGAATTACGAACAATCCTTAGTAGATTATATTAATGATCACAGTACTAAAGATCCAAATGGCTTTCCATACTTTAGTGCTTCATTAGATGATGAGGCCGGTATTCCGGGTATTATAATAACCAGTGAACAAGGTGACGGTTTTGATATTGAAGGCAGTTTCCCTGGTATGCTAGAGGATATGAACCTACCGGTAGGAGCAATTATACCAGAGATACCACCAATCATCGACGTTGTTGCAGGTGGTCCTGCATGGTCCGGAAATAGGGACAAGACAGGTGGCCCTAACGGAGACGGACTCGACATAAATGGTAATGCAATTGCTTCAGGAACAGGTCCTGATGCTAATAAGAGTATTAGGTTCAAGAGCACAAACCCATTTGGCATTAGCAGTGCTATAGGCGACTTAGTGGCATCCGGCGAGTTATACAAATACGAATTAAGAAGATTAGATGGTTCTTCGCCTATCAATATTACTGCAACAGGTGTTAGTGCAATGCATGTTAATGCTTATGCATTACAAAGTCAACGTATCGGTAATGACTTACATGCAAACGGAGCCATTAACGTTGATGTTTCAAATTTAAGTAACGTATGGATTGACGATTATCAAAACACAGGTAAGTGGGCATACTTAGAAAATAATACTGTAATAAGACAGCAAGAGAAATTAGTAGATACTAAATTTATCAGAGACGTATTCACATACGATGAAGTAAGTGCTGAAAAAGAATTTGATGTAGACTTATACGATCCGTTTAAAGGTATACTACCTGGATTTATTGGTAAAGAAATTGACTTTAAGACAGAAAGAGATCCTGTTGTATACGATCCTCGTAAAGTAAAATACGGCAAAAAAGATGTAGGTCTGAGATGGTGGGACACATCATCATTGCGTTATACATGGTATGAGCAAGGTGCAGGTGCATATGGTTCATTGGGCTATAACAATTACGAACGCTCACAGAATTGGGGAGAGATGTTCCCAGGTAGTAAAGTAGTAATTTATGAGTGGGTCGAAAGTTTAACTGCACCTACAACAACCAGTGACTATATAACGGAAGTACATCCAAATGCAAACGGAAAACCGCAAACGTTCTACTACTTCTGGCAAACAGACTTAACAGTTATTTCTGAT